CCTTTTGCCAATCCGCAAGCAACAAGCAAACGGAAACAGAAAAATAGTTTTGTCAGATACCTCCTCACGCGCACGGCCCCACGCCCCCCCGAAACCGACTTTTTATTCTGCCCTCCATGACGCCTTTTTTCACCGCCAGGCACCGAGTTTAATCGCCGGCTCGCCGCAGCCAGGCCAGGTCGGCGGTCGTCGTCTGGACAACAGACGGTCGTCTGCTCATCGGACACCTCTCATTGCATGAGCCAGGTTGTGCGGCGCCGGCTGGCCGGCAGCTCGCAATGACTGGAGCTTCTTGATGGCCTCGAGCTTGAGCTCGGCCACCGACCAGCCATCGGCCAGCAGCTTTCGAGTCAGCTCGACCTGGTGCCGATCAACCGGCGGTCGAGCGCCGTGTGATTGCTCTGCTTTCGCCGAGTACCATCGCGCCACATCTTCCGCTGCAACTAGTTGCTCGGTGTCCACTTTGACAACGTGATTACCTTCTTCCCCAGGATCGTCGCTGGTGGCCTTCTTGGTTGTCTCTGGTGTCTGGCTACCCTCGACTGGAGATTCTGTGTTCTCCGGGCCACCTAGCGGCTCCTCGGCCATATTCTCTTCATGTTTCATGGCATCGATGAGCTTGTCCGTTTCGAGGCCGTCATCGAACATGATCCGATAGACGTTTCCCATGACCCGCTTCCAGGCTGGATGGCTCCGATGCCGGCTGACGACGGTGAGATATTTCTTCTTCTTGAGCTTCCGCATTGCCCGATCGATTGTGTTCTGGCTAGTGCCAATGTCTTCGATGATGGTTGATTGATTCGGCCAGGCGAATCCCTGGTTGTTGGCGTAAGCGCAGATTGCGGCGAGGACTCTGAACTCTGCCGGCGTGAGTGATTGATCTCGGACTGCGGCTGTCGGGACTCGAGCGAACCATGACGGTTGACCGCCGTGCGTTTTTCCGAAGTTAGGTTGGTCTGTCATTTTAAAGCTCCTTTGATGAGGCCCTGGACCGAAGTCGTTTTCTCGAGCCTGGCTATGCGTCGATCGATTGCTGCGACAATGAGGCGTCGGTCGGTCGTGAGATACTTGAGCTGCTCCTCGAGCTCATACCAGGTCGGGAACCACTTCGACCTGGACGGTGCATCATTGAGGGCCTGGACGACGGCGTCAGCCGGCCATGCTTTGAGCTCCTCGATGTAGGCTTCGATCTGGATATCTGTCGATCGATCGTCACGAGCTCTCGATGAGGTGAGGGCTCGGAGCTTTGCAAGGCCGGCGATGATCATCTCATCTGGCGCCGGCTTGCAGATCGATAGGATTGCGATGCGGCTCTCGTGGAGATGCTCGATCGGGACCGGCTCGGTGATCTCGAAACCGATGGTGTCCCACTCAGGGCTGAAGACCTCTTCGAGCGAGCGCCCGATCGATGGCGTCAGCATCTTGCGAGCTTCGCTGTCCCGGCTGAGATTGTTGACCGCGACGACGCTGGTTGATGCTCGACCTGGTGATGCCTGATCTGATCCAGGTGTAGAAGGCACGATCCCAGTCGAGTTGCTTGCGACCAGATGCGGCGGCGTGATCTTCGAAGTCGGCTTGGATGGTTTTGATTTCTTCATGGTCATATCCTTCGGTTGTTGCGATCTCGATTGCCTTGGCATTCGGCGACCAGGTTTCGGGGAGGGAGCTTTTGCGTTTTGCTTTTCCGTTTGATTTCTTTGGGGGGGATAAAGGGGGGGCTCTACAGCTATATATATCTACTACCATCTTACTCTCCCCCGTCATGGGGGGATCGCTAGTGATGCCGACGTCACTAGCTACACGTTTACTAGTGATGCCGACGTCACTAGCTGGAGGGCTCGAGGTGTCGCCGGCGTCACTAGCTCTAGTGATGGCAGCGTCACTAGCCAGGCGGTATTTATTTCCAGCCGGCGAGGTGCTCACCTCGATCGCCTCGACGTGATCGTCCTCGACCAGGCGGAGGATCGTCTTGATGCAATTCCGCCTGGCGACGTTCAGCATCGGAGCGAGATCGGTGTAGCTGATCTGGATCATCCCATCGGCATCCGCCAGGTGAGCGAGCACGATCAGCGCCAAGCGGTCGGCGCCGAATGCCGGCGAGGTCTTCACGACCCGGTTGATCAGCTTAACGCTCAAGAGGCTCGCCTCCACTTCTCGACATGATCATATAAGATCGCCATCTTTCTCAAGCTCGCCGCCTCGATGTAATGGTTGGTGATGCCGTAGCCGAAGTCCTTCCGAGGCGCCATTAATATTTTCGCCCTCGTTTCCCATCCGATCAACTCGACCGTCGTCGTCTTGTCGTCCCAGCCGGCGAGCACCAGAATATCGGCTGGCGTCGTCCCGACCTCGACGATCAGGTTGAAAGGCTTCCTCGCCGTCTTCACATCGAGTGTGCCGGCGCCGACATTAAAATCGATGCCGTTGTCGCCGCCAGGTCGCACCTCCCAATCGGGCATCAGGGCGAAGACAGAACTGAATGCATATTCGCCGGCCAGGCCGATGACCTCATAGTCTTCAGAGAGAGGCCTCGAGGTGTCGTGACCCTGGTGGAGCTTGTGGCGCTCGGCGCCGAGCTTCCGAATCGTCGCCATCCAATTATCTGGGATGGCAACCTTCATGATCCGACGCCAAACTGCCCCTGGTCGTCCTCCGCCTGGCGCTCTTCTTCTTCTAGCAGCTCAATCTCTCTCTGCTTCTCTCTCACCTGGCCGTACAGCGAGCTGATGGTCGATGCCATACCGAGGCTGTCATTGTGCTCCGCCAGGTCGAGCCGGTGCTCGAGATCACTGAGCTCCGCCTGGAGCTGTTCCCTTATCTTCATCTCTAAACCTCCACTCCGTTTCCGCTTCCCGTGTACATTTCAGACAGGCGTCGGTGCCTCCCAGCAACGTGACGACCTCGACTTCACTCTCTCTCAGGTTCCCCTCGAGATCACGCCACCGGCGGATGATCTTCCGAGAGGCCCTCCGCTTCGGCCTCGTGATCTCACCGCCGCCGTTGCACATCTTGCATTGCCCCGTCATATATTGCCCCCAGCCCATGTTTCATCCCCCAGTGAGCCAGCAGTGCCGCTTCCGCCCGGTTGTGATCCTTGACCCACTCCCAGTCAGCCGACGCCGAGGGGTAGAGCTCTCGAGCCAGGTCGAGGGCGACGGTCTTTCGGAACGATGCCGCCTGGCTCTTTGTGAGATACGCCGGCGGCGCCGGCAGACCGATCTGCACCTTCCACTTCCCTGGCGTGATGAAATGGATCGGCACCTGGAGGGCCGTGAGGCATCCGACGCAAACGCCGAAGGCCATCCCGAAACGGAACGTCGATGACAGACCCTGACCAGGCCGCGAGCTGACCCGCTCAACGACGGCGACATCAGGGTTCATGTTCTGGATCATGGCGCCGATCGCGGTGCCGTCGAGCCAGCTCTTGCCGCCGGCGATCTCGGAGTAGGTCGGCAGATCGTCCGACCACATCGCCAGGCCCTCAGTGTTGAGAAAAGCAATCCCTCCCGAGATGCCGGGATCGATCCCGCATATGACGCCGCTCATTGCTGGCCGGCTGCATTGGTGAGCCGCTCGATGCGATCCTCGAGGGCCGCAGTATGCCCCCTAATCTGGAGCCACTCCCAGAGCGCCTCCTCGATGATGATCCGCATCGGCTTGCGGTCAATCGCAACCCGCAGCTTGATGGCCTTGTCGAGGTCTTTGGAAAGTCGGACGGTCGTCCGTTTGATCTGGTCGGGCATCGATGCCTCCGAAAATTAAATTATTTATTTTGCGCTGACCCCTTGACATATACTCCATCTAAGGAGTATCTCCCAGAGGGAGATAACGAGAAACAAACGAGACGGAGACAAGAAACCATGACTGGAGGTGCCAAGTGACCAAGTTCTATCACCGTCACGACCATGACTGTGAGACGCCTGTGAAGGGCGTCCACAGCATCAAGGCCGACCGTGGTCTGGTCACCCTCCTCGCCACCTGTGGGCGGTGCGGGGGAGCTGGGGGCCATGAGCAATGGCGTCACACCGGCTGGACTTGCTACGACTGCGGCGGCACCGGCAACAAGGGCCACCGCGATCACAAGGTCTACACCGCCGAGAAGATCGTCAAGCTGGACGAGGCCAAGGGCAAGGCGGCGGCGAAGCGGGAGGCCAAGATAAAGGCCAAGCGTGACGCCACCATCGACGCCTTCCGCGCCGACCACCCCGAGCTGATCGCTGGCATGATCGAGGTCAAGGACCACAACGGCATCATCGCCAACATGCTCGGCACCATCGAGGAGCGCGGCACCCTGTCGGAGAAGCAGATCGACTTCGCCGGATCGCTGGTCATGGAGGCGAGGGACACCATCGCCACCGAGTTGGCCGCCGCCAAGGAGAAGGCCCGGCGGGTCCGCGACAGCCGCCACCTCGACGGCGAGGTCGGCGACCGGCTGGTCATCAAGGCCGTCATCGACGGCAAGCTCTCCGGCCCCGGCGGCTTCAACAACGATGGCTGGCACATGACCAAGCTCATGGCCGACGACGGATCGCTGGTCATCTACTGGGGCTGGATGTCGCCAGCCGACGAGGACGGCATCTGTGTCTACCCTGATGTCGGCGACACCATCGAGTTCAAGGCCACCATCAAGGAATTTTCCGAGCGGGACGGGGAGAAGCAGACCATCGTCAACCGTCCGCACATCATCAACTACGAACTAACTGGAGAAGAAAACAGTGACTGACAAAAACATATTGAGCGTAGACATCACCCTGACCCCATCATCCTCTCTGGAGACGACACGACCAGGCCCTCGACCGGCAATCCCGCCGGCGAGGGTTTCTCTTTGACCACACAGGAGCTCACAAGAGCTGAAGGAGACGACATGACTACCCTCAAAACATATTACACTCTCATCGCATTCGAGGCCGGCGCCTGGGCCATCGCTTTCGGCGACTACGACATCGAGGTCGTGGAACAGGAAGCTCGCGGCGACTACCAGGATCAGAACACCAAGATCATCTCCAGCGATCACGCCCAGGAAGCGATCGACGCCGTCGTCGCCGACATCAACTCGAAGCTGGTCACGATCGAGATCAAGCGCAGCTCGACGCCCAGCAAAAACCTCAACCGCTACAACCAGGATGTCTTCGTTGATGGCGCCCTGGTCGGGATGTTCTCGGCCAACGCTTGGGGCGGCAACAAATACACTCTCCGCGACCTGGCCGGCGAGCACGTTAAGTACACCAGGAAGACGACCGGCATGATGGACTGGGAGAAGACCGTCGAGGCCTACAAGATCGCCGACATGGCCGAGCTGGTTCAGATCGTCATCGACCAGGGCGAGATGCCTGACCAGGCGTTCATCGACCAACGCCAGGCGAAGCGCGACGCCGACTATGCCGCCAGCCAGGCGGAGCAAGCCGACGCCGATCGCGTCGAGCTGATCAAGGACACCGCCGAAGAAATGCTCGATGTTCTCTTCGCGATGCAGCAACGCCTCGATGAGGGCAAGCCTGTCCACGGCAGCGTCGCCCATCAGGAGCTCAACGCCGTCATCAAGAAGGCGACGACCGTCGAGGTGAAGACATGACATTATTCATCAGCTACCAGCGTGTATCTACACGCGAACAGGGCAAGTCGGGGCTCGGCCTCGATGCCCAGATGGATGTGATCAGCCGGTTCATCGCCGGCGCCGGCGGCGACCTGGTCGAAGCCTTCATCGATGTCCAGTCGGGCGCCGATGAATCGCGGCCCCAGCTCCAGGCGGCGATCGCTTTCGCCCAGGCGAACCAGGTCGCCATCATCGTCTCGAAGCAAGACCGGCTGACTCGCGACGCCGGCCACTGGTTCGCGATGCAGAAGCTCGGCATCGAGATCGTATGCTGCGACAACCCGACAGGGGCCGAGCTCCTCTCGGGCGTCAACGCCGTCCTCGGACAGCATGAACGCCGGCTGATCTCCGAGCGCACAAAGGCTGCTCTCGCCGCTAAGAAGGCCAGAGGCGAGCACCTCGGTTCGCGGGACATCCGTAAGGTGGCGGCTGCTTCCGCCGCTGTACGGTCACGCCAGGCCCAGGAAAGGGCCGAAATAATCTACCCGATCATCGAGCACCTCAGACAGCTCGGGATCACAACGCTGCGAGGGATCGCTCGCGAGCTCGAGCAGCGCAAGAACTGCGAGACGGCCCGAGGCGGTCGTTGGACAGCAACCCAGGTCAGCCAGGTTATCGCACGATGCGAGGCCTGATCACCTGGTTCATGGGATCGCTCGCGGTGGCCGGCTACGCCTTCGCGGCGATCCTCTTCATCTTACTTTTCTTTGGAGACTAAAATCATGGCAAAATTTTCCAAGACCGGATTCGAGTCCGGTGCGTCCGACCTCCCGGCAATCACGCCGGTCAATGGCGAGTTCCTCTTGCCCTTCGGCACCACCCCTAACGCTGTCCTCGCCAGGCATCGCGCTGCCCTCGACGGTGTCGATCTCTTCCCGAGCTCCCGAATCATGGAGGCCGGCAACCGATTCGAGCCGGCGATTCGAGGATGGTTCGAGGACGACTTTTACATCATGGTCGAGGAGGCGATCGAAGGATATCCCTCGAAAAACACCAACCTTGTCGCCAGCCTTGACGGCATTATCGATGCCAAGGACGGCTGGTCGATCACCGATCATGCCGGCGTAGTCCACGAGCTCAAGAGCAAAGGCGTCATCGACTTCAAATGCCCGACATACAAGCCAGCCAATCCCGAGGGCATGGGGTATCACCTCCAGCTCCAAGGCCAGATGGAATGCACTGGCTTTGAGTGGGCCATACTTGCTCAACTAAACAGGGTGTCGTGCGACTGGACAATCTCTGTCTTCAACCGACACCAGGGAATGATCGATGCTATCACCGATGCCGTCTGCATCTTCTGGGAACATATGGAAGAGGACACCGACTACCCTCCGCTGACGACGACCGAGGCGAACAAAATCGTCGCCGGCAACAAGCGGCCAGGCGTCCACGATCTG